GTTTATGTCTCTACCAACTGCGAGACTGCCACTGGTGACGCTCGTATCGGTATGATGTTCCACAAGGACGCTTTCGTGTTGGCTGAGCAAATGGGCGTTCGCTCACAGACTCAGTACAAGCAAGAGTACTTGGGTACATTGTTCACCTCTGACATGCTGTATGGCGTGAAAGAGTTGCGTGATGAAGCTGCTGTTGCAATCGCAATGCCAGCCTAATTAGGTTGATGGGGGACTTCTTATGGAGTCTCCCTTCTTTGTTAAAGGGTTTTTGTTAGAACCTTTCAACAAGGGAACAAGGAGAAAACATGGCTATTTACCGGGGAAACGGTGGAGCTGGTGACGCTACAGGTGGTGTGACGATTAACGAGGTGACAGAACTCACCCAAGAAGCAGCCACCTCAGCAGCCTCAGCAGCAACTTCAGCTACTAACGCAAGCACAAGCGCCTCTTCAGCCGCCAGTAGTGCGTCTGCTGCCTCTACAAGCGCAACTAATGCAGCTAACAGTGCTTCAGCTGCTGCTACAAGTGCTACCAATGCTGCCTCTAGCGCCTCTAGTGCGTCTACATCAGCAGCCACTGCTACAACTAAAGCAAGCGAAGCCGCTGCTAGTGAAACAAACGCAGCAGCCTCAGCAGCTACAGCAACAACCAAGGCAAGTGAGGCTTCTACCAGCGCAACTAACGCTGCCGCTTCAGCCTCAGCAGCCGCCACTAGCGCATCCTCAGCTTCTACCAGTGCAAGTAGTGCCTCTGCTTCAGCTTCAGCTGCTTCTACCAGTGAGAGTAATGCAGCGACCTCTGAGACCAACGCAGCCGCTTCAGCTTCTACAGCTTCTACAGCCGCCACTAATGCGGCTACAAGTGCTTCTAGCGCCTCTACTTCAGCTACCAACGCTGCTGCTTCAGAAACAGCCGCAGGAGCCTCAGAAACAGCCGCTGCTGCGTCTGAGAGTGCTGCCGCTACCTCTGCCTCAAATGCAGCCACAAGCGCCTCTAGCGCCTCTACAAGTGCCTCTAATGCGGCAACCAGTGAGACTAATGCTGCTGCCTCAGCTGCTGCTGCTTCAACCTCAGCAACCAATGCAGCCTCTAGTGCTTCATCAGCATCAACCTCAGAGACTAATGCAGCCTCTAGTGCTTCAGCAGCCTCTACTTCAGCAAGCAATGCAGCAACAAGTGCTACGAATGCAGCCGCTAGTGCTGCTGAAGCTGCTACTTATGTTGCTGACCAAACGGGTAACAGTGGTAAATACTTGTCTACCGATGGAACTAATGTTTCTTGGCAGACAGTAGATGCACTTCCAGACCAAACTGGTAACAGTGGTAAGTATTTGACGACTGACGGTACAGACCCATCATGGGCTACGCTGGACACAGGTGCCAACAGCACCACCAAGGGTTTGTATGAGATGGCAAACACTATCTCTGCTAACTACACTATTGGGACAAACAACAACGCAATGAGTGCTGGTCCCATTACAGTTAACAGTGGCATCACAGTAACAGTTCCAAGCGGTAGTCGCTGGGTTATCGTTTAAGGGGTAGATATGAGTATAGTTTTAAATGGAACGACAGGGATTACAACGCCTGATGTAACCAGTGATGGTTTGACGGTTGACTCTACTACGCTGGTTATTGATGAGACAAACAATCGGGTAGGCATCAATACGAGTTTGCCCAACTTCCCATTATCTTTTGGCGCAAACATTGGTAAGACAATTGCATTGTTTGAAAATGCTGGAACGTCTGTTTACGGCATCGGTATGGGTGGGGCTGGTTCTGCTGGCGACCCTTATCGCACCAAGTTATTTTCTAATGGCGCTGAAAGAATGGCTATTACGGATGCAGGCAACGTGCTAATTGGAACAACAACAAAAACAGATGCTCAACGACTTAATATTGCGTATGATAATGACACATCAACTGGCTTTAGAATGTATTGCAATTCTGCGACATATAATGGCGCGGCAATAGATTTTTTAAATGCATCAGGAACTAGAGTTGGTTATATTCTTCCATCAGCAAGTTCAACAACATATTCAACTTCTTCAGATTACAGATTAAAAGAAGACTGGGTTGCTGTTGCTGATGCCTCCACCCGTGTCAATGCACTGAAGCCTGTTAACTTTGCTTGGAAGGCTACTGGCACACGAGTAGATGGCTTCTTAGCTCACGAATTGGCAGAGGTTGTCCCTGAAGCTGTAACAGGCGAGAAGGACGCAGTGGATGCTGAAGGAAAACCAGTCTACCAAGGCATTGACCAATCTAAACTGGTTCCCCTGTTGACAGCGGCATTGCAAGAGGCATTGGCAAAGATAGACGATTTAACAGCACGAGTAAGTGCATTGGAGGCATCTAATGTCTAAAGTAGCAATCAAGGGCGCTGACACAGGCACAGGGGTTTTCACCCTTGAGTCACCAGCGACCAATACAGATAGAACGCTAACAATCCCAGACGTTGATGGGTCTATTGTTACAGCAGATGCGTCAGGCAACGTAGGTATCGGCACAGATTCGCCTATTCAAAAACTAGATGTGCAGGGCGCAGCTAATACTGCAATTCGTATTGGAAACACAACGGATAGCACCGCCTCCTTAATACTTGCGAATACTGGGTCAAGTAATTTGTATTTAGAACAAGTAGGTGGAGAGACTATTTTTTCTCATGGGTCGGTAGAACATATACGCATCGACTCCAGTGGCATCTTGCTGGTGGGGAAGACATCGGACTCATCAGCAGTAGGCACACAAGGTATAAACCTTAGACAAACTGGGCAGATTGTAGCCCACACAGGGACGGGCAGTGCGCCTCTTTACGCTTGTCGTGATGACAATGGAGATGGTCTTGTATTTTATAGAAATGAGGCGGTTAGAGGTAAAGTTGTAATAAATGCATCTTCTGTCTCTTACAACACCACATCTGATTACAGGCTTAAAGAGAATGTGGTTGGTTTGGGCAATGCGTCATCACGGGTGTTGCAACTAAATCCTGTACGTTTTAATTTTATCGGTGATTCCGATACAGTTGATGGATTCTTGGCTCATGAGGCTCAAGCGGTTGTCCCTGAAGCTGTAACAGGCGAGAAGGATGCTGTTAACGAGGACGGAAGTCCAAATTACCAAGGCATTGACCAATCCAAACTGGTTCCATTGCTGACAGCGGCATTACAAGAGGCGTTGGCAAGAATTGAGACGCTTGAGGCTGACGTAGCTACATTGAAAGGAACTGCATAATGTCAGTATTAGCAACAAACGCCATCACCGATGCCAGCGGTGGCAACACAACCACCATCAACGGGTACACCCCAACCGTGTCTAACATGGCTGGCAGGAACCGCATCATCAACGGCAACTTTGATATTTGGCAACGTGGGACATCTTTTAGTGACCCTAATAATACATATACAGCGGATAGGTTTCTAGTTGTTCCGGGTGGTGGTACTACTGGGGATACAGTATCACGACAATCGTTCACAGCGGGTCAAACAGATGTACCTAATGAGCCGAGCTACTTTTTACGTTTTAGTGTTGGTGGAACTTCTGCCAATAGAGTAATGCACCACAGAGTAGAAGATGTACGCACTTTTGCTGGTCAAACCTGCACATTATCTTTCTGGGCTAAAGCCTCTGTTGCACATATTTCAACGGTAGAGATACAGCAAAACTTTGGTAGTGGTGGTAGTGGTGCAGTCACTTTATCGCCCGTGTCTTATTCAATGACTACTTCTTGGCAAAAGTTTACGTTTACACAGACACTTCCATCTATTGCTGGTAAAACAATTGGCTCTTCTAGTTATGTTTATCTTGCTTTTATTCGTAGCCTTCCCGCTTCAAGTGTAGATATTGATATTGCACAAATGCAGTTTGAAGCAGGCAGTGTAGCCACGCCTTTTGAACATCGGCAGTATGGGACTGAGCTTCAGTTGTGCCAACGTTATTATCAAAGCACTTATGATTATCTTGCGGGAGATTTACCCGCCAGTAATGTTAACGCAGGATGTGTTGACTTTACTCCAATAAATGCCAGTGATTTTTTCAACTTTAACTATTTTGTAAGAATGAGAACTGCCCCATCAGTTACTACATATAGGAAAAACGGTGGTGCAACCAGCCAAGCACAAAAAGCAGATAATAGTGGGACTTACATTAGTATAACAACTAATGTAATTACTGCGGTTGGCTTTGATGTTACTCCAGCTACTTCTGAGAGTAGAAACTATAGATTTCATTGGGTTGCGGAGGCTGAATTATAATGTACAAGTTAATTTCTGTTGAAAATGTTAATGTTGCTGTAATTCAAATTGAAACAGGCAAAACAGTCCCCTTCGCCCCCGCCAACACAGACTACCAAGAGTACCTGAAGTGGCTGGCTGAGGGTAATACACCAGAGCCTGCGGATACGCCACCTACGGAGTAACCAATGGAAAACCTAAACCCTATAGAGTATGGGAAACTATTGGCTAAGGTGGAGGGGTTAGAAGCTAAGGTGAACAGCATGGATGCTGACATCAAAACACTTCTAGCCCTAGCCAACCAAAGCAAAGGTGGTTTCTGGATGGGGATGACCATAGCATCTATTGTTGGTGGCATCCTCGCTTGGTTCGCACAACATTGGATGAAATAATATGATAGACCCTGTTAGCGCATTTGCCTTAGCGACTGGCGCATTCAACATGATTAAGAAGGCTGTCGAAGCTGGAAGAGAGATTGAAGATTGCGTTGGCTACTTCGGCAAGTTCTTTCAGGGTGTCAGCGACATCAACAAAGCAGAGGAAGAGGCTAAGAACCCACCTCTGTTTCGTAAGCTGCTCAGTGGAGGTTCTGTAGAGGAGGAGGCTTTTCAGGCTGTAGTCCATAAGCAGAAGGTACAGCAGATGGAGAATGAGCTGCGAGAGCTTATAACCTATCGCTACGGTGTGGAGACATACAGAGAGATGCTCCAGATGCGTAGGCAGATAAGA